ACGTATCGAGACCCCTAACTTTTTAACTGACCCGGCCGAAACGGTTACGCAATACGAACTTATCCATATGGTCGTTTCGTCGCTGGCATTACATGGCAACGCGTATCTATGGCTTGACTATGCGGGCGGTACTGCCGGGCTTCCTTCTCAAGTCGTGCCGCTACATCCCGATAACGTAAACGTTACGATCGTAGGAAATTCGCGTACGTACACGGTCGCCGGTTCCGCGATTGACGCTAACCAAATTTTGCATTTGCGATGGTTTACACCGCCGCAAGCCGCGAAGGGTATTAGCCCGTTACATCAGCAACGAAATACGATCGGCTCTGCGCTTGCCGTGGAACGTCACGTATCGCAATGGTACGGCGAAGGCGGTACGCCGTCTTCCGTTCTAGAGGTAGACGGAGATATAACCGTCGAGGCCGCGAAAGTTTTGCAAGCTACATGGGAAACGCAGCACCGCCGCCGCCGCCGTCCCGCCGTTCTTTCCGGTGGCGTTAAATGGAAACCTATTAGCGCATCCGCCGCCGATATGGAATTAAACGCGTCGCGAGAGTATGCAGTCGCAGAAATTGCGCGCATCTTCCGTATCCCGGCGCATATGATCGGCGCAAAATCCGCTAGCCAAACGTACACAAATAACGAACAGGCCGGTTTAAACTTTCTTACGTTTACTCTCCTGCCATGGTTGCGCAGAATCGAAGCGGCGTTTTCTAACCTTATGCCTACCGGGCAGCGCGTCGAGTTTGATACTTCCGCATTTCTTCGCGCCGATACGATTAACCGATACCGCGCTCATCAGCTCGGCATAACTTCCGGTTTCATTACGCCGAACGAAGCGCGCCACGTCGAAGGTATGGAACCTTATTTCCCCGGCGGCGACGCGTTTGTTATGGCGTTGCCGGGCGCACCTATGGCCGGTCCCGGTGGCAATCCCGATCTACCGCCGGTCGGCGTAGACGCAGACCCGCCCGAATAATGCCCGACGCGTTTCCGCCTAACGACGGAATGGTTACCGAAGCTGCACGCGGTTTAGCGTGGCGCAGCGAATACGGTCGAGGCGGTACCGCTATCGGTATCGCTAGAGCGCGCGACATTGTTAACCGAAAAGATTTACCCGTAGCTACATGGCGACGGATTAAAGCCTATTTCGATAGGCACGAAGTAGATAAACGCGCAGAAGGTTTCAGCCCCGGCGAAGACGGTTACCCGTCTAACGGCCGTATCGCGTGGGCGTTGTGGGGCGGCGACGCAGGCTATACGCGTGCGCAGTCAATCGTAGAAACCGCTAACGAAACGAAAGCGTCAGCTATGGAACAGCAAAACGAAACCCGCAACGGCGACGGTATGTACCCGCTTACGCCGCGTCAGCAGAAACAGTACGAAGATTTAGAAGCGGTTACCGAATTGTTCGGGCAGTTTAATACTGGCATCGGTGAGGCTGGCGCGCATTATGTAGACGCTGCCGCTAACCCGTTTGCTAGTGAGGGTTTGGTTTGTTCGAACTGTTCGTTTTATGAGGGTCCGCGCGCGTGCGAAATCGTTGCGGGCGATATTGACCCTATGGGCGTATGCAAGTTTTGGATTATCCCGGAAAGTTTAACGTCGGGCGTTACGCCGGTAGACGTAGAGACGGTGGAAGATATGACCGAAGAAACAGTTACGGAACCGGAACCGGTGCGTTATGCCGCCTATCCGGTAGAGGCTCGCCGTATCGCCGGGCGTGACGTAGAGTTTCGCACCGTCGAGGTAGGGACCTTACAAGCTGGCGACGAAGACGCCGAAGGTTTCGCGCGTTCGTTTACTGGTTACGCTGCCGTCTTTAATTCACCTAGCGAACCGTTGCCGTTTATTGAGACGATCGCACCGGGCGCGTTTAAGCGTTCGCTGAATTCCGGTAAGGAAATTCGCGCATACGTAAACCACAATTCCGATATGCCACTAGCGACCACTAAGAACGGTTCGCTACAGCTCGCAGAGGATGAGCGCGGGCTACGCGTTAATATGACGCTTCCCGATACGACCGCCGGTCGTGACCTTTCGGTACTTCTCCGCGAAGGCGTAGTTCACTCTATGAGTTTTGGTTTTGCAGTACCGCGCGGCGGTGACGCGTGGAGCGACGACGGACAAAGCCGCGAGCTTCGCGAGGTCGTGCTATATGAGATTTCCGTAGTTTCGGGTCAGCCTGCATACGCAGCGACGACCGGAGCAACCGTACGCACCGCCGACGATGCTACAGACATTCCCGAACCGGGCCGGTCTGTAGATATCGCCCGACGGTATTTAGAACTAGCGCGAAAGCGTAAGTAACCAGCGACCCGAATAACGCGCCCGGACGCTATGCGCACCACCGCGTTTATTCACTTGCTACCCCTACAAAAATCCAACTAAGGAAAGGCTCGGCTATGTCTGAGTTTATTAAGAACCTTAGCGAACAGCGCGCCCGCGCATGGGAGCAGGCAAAGGGTCTACTTGACCACGCCGCTACCGAAGCCCGCGACCTGTCCGCTGAGGAATCAGAGCAATTCGACCGCATTAACGCCGAACTTGATACCGCCGACGCGCGTATTAAGTCAGTTATCGACGCCGAACAGCGTAACCGTGATATCGAAGAAAGCCGCGCCCGTCTTGGCGTTCCGGCCGACCTCGGCGCAACCGTTACCGCTTCGGTTGAGAACAGCGACGAAGATACCGTTCGTTCACTTATGAACGGCGAGATTCGTAGCGCACGTTTTGAGAAGCGCGCTATTACGTCTTCGTCTTCGGGTGGTGCGGTTCCTACTTCCGTTTACGATCGCATCGTGGAACACCTCGTTCAGACGAACGTTGTGCGTAACGTTGCTACTATCGTTACCACGAACACCGGCGAGACGCTGAACGTTCCTACGTCTACCGCGTTTAGTACCGCGTCTATCGTTGGCGAAGCTGCGCAAGCTTCCGCTTCCGATCCGACTCTTGCTACCCGCGCGCTCGGAGCTTACAAGTACACCGTACTCGTGCAGCTCTCGAATGAATTGGCAAGCGACGGAGCCGTAGACGTTGCGGGCTTCCTCGCACGTCAGGCCGGTACCGCTATCGGTGTCGCTACTCGTGGACATATGACCACGGGCGACGGCAGTTCGAAACCGACCGGTATCGTTACTAGCTCAACCGCTGGCAAGACCGGCTCGACTTCTGTCTCCGGTGCATTTACCGGGGATAATCTGATCGACCTTCGCTATAGCGTTGGATCAGCGTACACGTCGCAACCCGGCTGCGGTTTCATGATGAATAATACCGCGATGGCTGCGGCTCGTAAGCTTAAGGGTACCGCGAACGATCACTACATTTTTGCTCCCGGCATGAATGGCGACCCCGATCAGCTTCTCGGCTTCCCGGTGTACCTGAACGATTCAATGGCTAACCCGGCAGTTTCGGCTAAGTCTGTTCTGTTCGGTCACTTCCCGAGCTACTACATCCGCGAAGTTAACGGTATCGACGTTGCAGTTTCGGACGATTTCGCGTTCGACTATTCTGTTCGTACGTTCCGTGTGCAGCTCCGTACCGATGGTCTACTCATTGACCAGACCGGCGCGGTTAAGCATTTCGTCGGCGGCGCAAGCTGATATAGCTTCGCCTTTTGGTTTGGTTTACGTCGGTTCGGTATCCCCTTCCCGGACCGGCGTAAACCGCCACCACCTATAAAGGAAACTTTCTCTTATGCGTATTCGTATGCTTGTAGACATTTCGGGAACCATTGACGGCCAAGACTGGCCGGGCAAAGGTAACGAATTCGACGTACCCGAAAACGTCGCAGCCGATCTATTCGCAAACGGTTTCGCGGAACCAGTAACCCGCAAAACGGCAAAGGTCGAGACGACCACCATCGACCCGGTTACCGAAACCGCCGCCGAACCGAAGCCGCGCGCACGACGCGCCGCTAAGGAATAAACGCCGTGGCGTATCTCACTCCCGCGCAGGTTCGTTCACGTATCCCGGCGTTATCTAATCAGACGACGTACACGGATACGGAACTAACTAACCTAGTCGCCGAGTTTGAAGATATCGCCGAACGGTATCTACAAACCGCTTTCCAAACGCGCACCGCGACCGCTGAACAAACGGTACGCCCTAACAAATGGGTTCAGCTCGCAAACCGTCCGGTAGTTAGCGTCTCAGCGTTCAGCGTGGACGGCGTAGCCGGACTACTAACGGACCTAACTACGGAGACCGCTACGGGCTTAATTTACGGTCCTGCATGGTATGGGGCGGACGTACTGACCGTGACATATACCTACGGTATTGCTACACCGCCGGAACCGTTGCTACGTGCTTGCGCGGAATACTGCCGGTCCGTTGCTTTCGCGGATCGTTCGGGACAATCCCGCGACGTAATCGCGCAGAGCTTCGACGGTTCTATGACCCGCTATAGCACGCCGGACTGGAATAGAGGCCGACCTACTGGTTTCCTAGAGGTTGACCGACTGCTAAACAGTTTCCGCGAATACATTGCACCGGGTCTAGCGTGACCGCTACTACGTCTATTCGCTGGCAAGCCGCCGAACGCGTAGTATCTCTACTACGTGCCGAGCCGCTACTAGCAAACGTGAGCGTAGAACCGGGATGGCCCGGCGATCGGGTACCGCAAGCCGAACTTATTTGGCTAGACGAAATCGACGGCACCGTAAATATTCCGGTAATGACCGGCGGCCGTAAACAACGCGACGACATTTTTAACCTACCGTTTCAAATTCGCGTAATCGGCTACGGAACACTCACCGAAACTATGCACCGGTTAACGCAAATCGTCGCCACGATCGAAGACACGCTAGCCGATGACACTTCCCTAGCTGATCTCGACGGCGTTCTTTCCGCAGAAGTAACCGAAGAACGGCAGACCTCGGCAATGTTTCCCGAAGGACCTACCGGTTTCGCGGAAGTTGTCGTAACAGTTTCTACCCGCCTTTTATAAAGGAACGTAAACAATGCAGGTAACGAACACTACAGGCGGCGACCTATATTTAGCCGCGCTACAAATTGTCGTAGCGGATGGCGAAACCGTCACCGTGGACGAAACCTACGCCGAACTTTTGACGGCGCAAGGCTGGACAAACAAACCGTTAAAAACGTCGGCTAAAGCCGTAGACAAGACCGAACCGGTCGAGACGAAGGAAGTTAAATAATGGGCTATACAGGTATCGACGCGCAGATTGGTTACGCGACTGAGGTCACCGTAGGTACACCGGCAACGGTTACCGCGTTTCTTCCTTTGGTTTCCGAAAGCCTTATGCAAGAGCGCGCGCGCTTAGAGTCGGCGGGCATCATTGCCGGTCGTCGCGTGCTTGCTTCTCAGCAATGGAACGGCGGCGACATTACCGTTTCGGGTTCTGTTCAGCATGAGCTTTATAACCGTGGTCTAGGCAAACTGTTTACCGCTATGTTCGGCGATGTTGCTACTACTGGCGCGGGACCGTATACGCATACGTTCACACCGGGCGACCTTACCGGCGACGCGCTTACTATTCAGGTTGGGCGACCCGCTACGAATGGCACTACTTACCCGTTTACTTATGCGGGTATGAAAGTTTCCTCGTG